GTCTCAGTGAAAAATGCCGCCCAGACCGTAAGAATCACACCGCCCTAAGACAAGTTATACAACTATATCTATATAGTACAAATAAAAGGAATATTTATATAATAATGGGACGCACACACGCACATATACGCGCATAAGGGAATTTTTGTCCCACTTGTCTTCGTCAAAACACGCTCCTGCTTTCCAATGAGAAGTAGGAGGTGTTGATATGACAGATGTACAGAAGGCAGATATTATCCGTCTGCGCTCCGAAGGACAGTCATTTGGTAAGATCGCCGCTGCGCTTGAACTATCCGTAAACACAGTCAAATCATTCTGTAGCCGAAATAAGGATAGCCGTCTTTGCTATTGCTGCGGCACTCCTATTATACAGCCGCCGCACACCCGACAAAAGAAGTTCTGCTCTAACCGATGCAGGATGAAGTGGTGGTATGCACATAAGGATGATGTGAACCGCAGAGCAATTTATGATTTCACCTGCGCCTGCTGTGGGCAGCAGTTTCAGGCTTACGGGAACGATCACAGGAAATATTGCAGCAGAGCCTGTTATATCAAAGCGAGGTTTGGAGGTGAGCAGCGTGAACTTTCAGAATGAAATGATGTATCAGGCGACGATGAGTTTTGCCCGAAAGATGCTCCGGGACGGTCTGATCACCGTGGACGAGTATCGTCAGATTGATACAATGTTCATTGAGAAATACCAGCCAAAAATCGGCGTATTATTTGTTGACTTACAGCCTGAACAGAGGTAATATGGGATACTGAAAGGAGGGCTTTATATGCGTAGAATCACGAAAATTGAACCTACAGAACCCATATTGCCAAGACGAAAAAGAGTAGCCGCCTACGCCCGTGTGTCAATGGAATCCGACCGACTGGCGCATTCCCTTGCAGCGCAGATCAGTTACTACAGCGACCTCATTCAGAAGAATCCTGAATGGGAATATGCCGGAGTGTACGCTGACAGTTTCGTTTCCGGCACAGAAACCTGCAAACGACAGGAATTCCAACGGATGCTGGCAGACTGCAATGCAGGGGCGATAGACATCATCCTCTGCAAAAGCATTTCAAGGTTTGCCCGCAATACGGTTGACCTGTTGGAAACCGTCCGGCATTTGAAAGACCTCGGCATTGAGGTGCGCTTCGAGAAAGAAAACATCAATTCACTTTCCGGCGACGGAGAATTGATGCTGACCATTCTTGCCAGCTTTGCGCAGGAGGAAAGCCGCAGCATTTCGGATAATGTGAAATGGGGCATCCGCAAGCGGTTTGAAAGCGGTGATCCTTGCGGCAGAAATCCTATTCTGGGGTATGAATGGGTAGACAGACATCTGGTGATTGTTCCGGAGGAAGCCGCCATTGTCAAACGCATCTTTCAAAATTTTCTTGACGGGAAGTCACGGCTGGAAACCGAGCGTGAATTGAATGCGGAGGGCATCACGACCAAGAAGGGCTGCCGCTGGGCGGATTCCAATATCAAGGTTGTGCTGACCAACATCACCTACACGGGAAACCTTCTGCTGCAAAAGGAGTACATCTCCGATCCGATCACCAAAAAGCGCAAGAAGAACAAGGGTGAGCTGCCGCAGTATTTTGTGGAAGGAACACACGAAGCTATCATTGATATGGAGACATTTCAGTATGTGCAGGCGGAGATGCAGCGGCGGCGGGAACTTGGCGCTCTAGCAAATAAGTCGCTGAATACCTGCTGTTTTACTGGTAAGCTGAAATGCCCCTTTTGCGGTCAGAGTTATATGCACAACACACGCACTGACCGTGACAACTTTCAGGAATTCTGGTCTTGCGGCAATATGAAAAAGAAGGGCGGTCGCTGTCCGGTCGGCGGCAGCATCAATCATAAGCACCTGCGGGAAACCTGCGCAAAGGTACTGGGGCTACCGGAGTTCGACGATGCGGCTTTCCTTGAACGGGTGGATGCGATATTCGTTCCCGCACGGGAAACGCTAGAATTTCACCTCACGGACGGGACGGTTACCACGGTCGAGTGCAGGAACACAGGGCATCAGGACTGCTGGACACCGGAACGGCGGACGGAAACAGCGAAACGCCGCAGGGAGAGTGCTGCACCGAATCGCCCTGATGCCACTTGCTTTACCAAGAAAATCAAATGCCTGCGTTGTGGTCTGAATTACCGTAGGGGTACACGGAAGGATATGCATCATTGGAGATGTGCAGGCGCAAATGGCTGTCTGAGCCTGCGGGAGGATGTTTTGAAAACAGTGACCGCCGAGGTGCTAGGGCAGGCAGAATTTGACGATGCTGCTTTTCTGGAACAAATCAGCCGCATAGAGGTCGATGCCGATGACACGCTACGGTATGTCTATTACGATGGTCGCACCGAGGAACGGCAGTGGGTAACGCCGCCGAAACCAGGGCGGAAATGGACGGCGCACCAGCGTGAGGTCATGGCGCAGAAGGTCAGTGAAAGCTGGACACCGGAACGGCGGGCGGATATGAGCATCCGTGCAAAGGAAATGCGAAGGAGGGAGAAACTTGCCAAGAATCACTAAAATACCTGCATCTATCAGCCGCTATACATCAGCACCAATTGATGCTCCGGTAAAACGGAAGGTTGCGGCATACGCCCGTGTATCGACGGACAACGAGGAACAGCTCACGTCCTATGCTGCACAGATCAGCTATTATACCGACTACATCAACGGTCGTGAGGACTGGGAGTTCGTCAAGGTGTACACGGATGAGGGCATCTCCGGATGCTCGACAAAGCGCAGAGAGGGCTTTCAGGCAATGGTTGCTGATGCCTTGGCGGGAAAGATAGACCTCATCATTACAAAGAGCGTCAGCCGATTTGCCCGAAACACAGTTGACAGCCTGACGACCATCCGCAGCCTGAAAGAACACAATGTGGAGTGCTATTTCGAGAAGGAAAACATCTGGACGTTTGATGGTAAGGGCGAGCTGCTGCTTACCATTATGTCGAGCTTGTCGCAGGAAGAAGCACGCTCCATTTCGGAGAATGTCACATGGGGGCAGCGAAAACGCTTTGCTGACGGCAAGGTCAGCCTTGCGTACAGCCGCTTCCTCGGTTACGACAAAGGAGCAGACGGCAAAATGGTCATCAATCCGGAACAGGCAGAAACGGTGCGGCTCATCTACGGGCTGTTCCTTGAGGGTATGACACCGCATACCATTGCGCTCACCCTAACAGAGAGAGGCATCAAGACACCCAGCGGTAAGGATAAATGGAACGCCACTACCGTCCGGCGTATCCTTACAAACGAGAAGTATAAGGGTGATGCGCTGCTGCAAAAGGAGTTTACGGTCGATTTTCTGACGAAGAAAACAAAGAAGAACTGCGGCGAAATCCCGCAATACTACATCGAGGACGACCACGAGGCAATTATAGATCCCGCCGTTTTCGATCTGGTGCAGCAGGAAATCGAGCGCAGGAACACAGGCACTTCCCGTTACAGCGGAGTGAGCATCTTCTCCAGTAAGGTGAAGTGCGCTGAGTGCGGAAGTTGGTACGGCGCAAAGGTATGGCATTCCACGGACAAGTACCGGAAGGTCATTTATCGCTGCAATCACAAGTACGGCAAGAAACGCTGCATCACGCTGCACATCACCGAAGAGGAAATTAAGGTGCTGTTTCTGAATGCTGTAAACCGACTTCTGAAACAGCGTGATGAACTGATCGCCAATGTCAAGCTGATCTGCAAGGTGGTCAGCGACACATCCGAGCTGGAAACGAAGCGCACGAAGTATGCCGATGAAATGACGTTGGTCGCCGATATGGTGCAGGCGGCAATGGTTGAGAACGCCCGTGTCTCCCTCGACCAGAACGAGTATCGGCGGCGGAACGATGAACTGGCAAGCCGCTTTGAGGCGGCAAAGAAGAAGTATAATGAGCTGTCCGAGCAGATCGCTGAGCGAGAAATCCGTGAACAGAACCTGCGGCTTTTTCAGGAAACGCTCGAATCCATGAAAGGCACGATCACCGAGTTTGACGGTGCGCTCTGGGGCGCACTGGTAGACTACATCACGGTCTATGAGGACGGGAGCAGAACGGTCACGTTCAGGGACGGGACTACAATTTGAGGGATAGAAACAAGAAGGCACTCCGCCGATGTGGTGGAGTGCCTTTTTGTCTTGTTTTTAGTTTTTTGAGGCTGTGGGACTTGAAAAATAGCTCCGCATCGTGTATAATAAAATTAGGTATATGATACCGTGGTATCTTTCAGATGTATCATTAATGAGGTGATAGTGATGAGTGTTCTTAATGACAGTAGCATTACAATATATGAAGCTATGAAAAATATTGAAGTTGGTAAATATGTCATGCCCGCTTTTCAGAGACAGTATGTTTGGAGCATGGAGCAGATAGAAAAACTATGGGACTCTATTCTTCTTGATTACCCTATTGCTACTTTTTTGTTCTGGCACGTAGATGAAAATAATGTATCAACAGATACATATTTTTGCAATTTTCTTTCGGAAGTTACCTTCGACAGCCGCAAACAATCTGACAGCCCCAACTATGAACTTTCAAGCATAAACACGAACACAACAGATACCGCGATTCTTGACGGACAGCAGCGTTTAACTTCGTTATATTTGTCACTTTTCGGCACAGCATATATACGGCAGAAACACGCTCGTAAAATTAACAAAGGTGGTACTCTCGCCAAATTGCTCATAGAACTTAATAAACACAAGCTGACCGTTGATGAAGAAGAATACAACAGTAAGAAATTTGATATCAGGTTCAGCGAAAAAGTTGGTAGGCTCAGTCCTACGCAATTTGAAATAAGAACAATCCTGCAGGATAGATTTCAATCTGATGAAACAAGAGAGCAGGCTATTGAAGACGCTATTTCCAATGTCCCTGCTGACAGCAAGGAGTATGCCAGAAATATACTGAATAAACTGTATGAAAAAATTTGTGTTGAAAAGCTCATAAGATTTACAGAGATTCAGGATATGAAGCAAGACGATGCTCTTGAAATGTTCGTAAGATTCAACAGCGGAGGTAAGGCTCTGAAAAAGGCAGAAATAACAATGTCTATTCTTGAGGCTTACTGGCCGAGTGCAAAATCTGAATTTGGGAAACTTCTTGTTGGCTCTTATAAAGATTTCGGCTCAGATTTCATAGTTCGTTCTGCGCTTATGCTCTATGGCGATGTTGTAAAATCCAATATTACAAAACAAATTGCAAATGATCTAAAGAATAACTGGAGCGAT